TTCCGGGGTGACGCGGCTCTTCATCGCTGAAGCAATGAATGTTTCCGGTTCCATCTCTGTTCCACCGCTAAGAACAACATTACGTCCCGGTTCCCGCCCTGCGGGAAACGGGAGGCGAACGCCGTTGCCCCAACCCTTGCCGGTCAACTCAATCTGCTTCGGATTGACTTCCTTCGTGGGTGCACCCACCACATCACAAGCACCGATCAGACCTTCGCGGACAGAACGTGCAGCAACATGTTCACTGAAGAACACCCACAGGTGGTAGCCCTTGGATCGTGAACGCTCTATCCAACCTTTGACACCAAGCCGGTTCAACACCAGTTGAAGGTTCGATGCATGGATGAGGCTCTCTTCCTCACCCTCGTCAAAGTCCACGCATCCCCAATGGACGACGTATCCGTCGTCCACTTTGCGCAACGGGTAGACACCTATGGATTTGCCGGGGATCGTAAGGTGGTCGCGGCACATCTGGGTGAACCCCATCCCCATCGCTTCGGGACGGCTCTCGTCGGGGGTTTCCAGAGGACGGAAACCGTCGGCGCTATCCGTCGCTATCCCTCCGCCTTGAAACAGTTCAGCAAAATTAGTATGGCTTCCGACTATTTGACTGTCAGGCATCTGCATCATTCCTCCCTATCGGAGGGCACGAGTTCCTCCCAGTAGGCGTGAACGTGTCCGCATTCCGGGTCCAGATAATAAACCTGATCCAACAGACGCGCGGTCCTCTTGTTCTTGCAGAGGTTCACGTTGATGCTGTTTGCATGGTAGGAGACTTCCCATTCTGTGAGGTTCGGGTCGTCCTTACGGCGGTAAACCTCCATCACGAAGATCGCTTCCTGTTCGCCGCCGTAACGTCCAGCATGAATACCAGCAGGCTTGCCTCTGTCTCCAGAGGTTCGTCCCGCTTGATGCACCAGCCCGACAGGGACACGTTGAGTTTTCGCCCATCGTTTAATGCCCTGCGCTTTGGATGTCACACCGCTGCTGTCCGCTTCGCCACCCGGAAGCAATTCTAGATAGTCGATCATGCAGAACGATGGGTTGCGACCCCACCATGCACGCGCCTCATCCATCGCAAGAGTCATCTGTTCAAGAGTCATCGACTCGTCCACGACAGCGACCCGTGAAAGTTCCTGAGTTGCTGCACGTTCCAGATCACCAAGCATGTCGGCGTCGCTCGCCTTGATTGCTTCCTCCACTTCGGTGGATGAGCGGCCTTGCAGGAGGCAGAACAATTTCATTACGACAAGTTCACGCGGCTCGTCCATCGAAAAGATAACGATGTGCGCTTCGGGATCGTTCACCAAATTGTGAACGATGCTGTTGAGGAGGATCTGCGACTTGCCGGTGTGGGACTTGCCGACAACCAGAAGGACTTCTCCCTTGCCGATCCCGCGTGTTGCGAGATCCAGTTCGTTGAAGCCCAGATACCAGCGTTCGCTAGGGTTGCGGATAAAGCCAATGAGGTTTTCCACCACCATTGAAGTCAACGCCCAACGGCGTGGCTGCACTGGTGTCGGATCTTCCTCCGCAGCGGCGACAGCCGCCTCACCATCAGCCTCCACGGTTTCCGAGGCTGCGGTGAGGCGGCGTGCTACCTCCTCCTCTGAAAGGAGGTGAGCCATGTCAGCCTCGGATCTCTGAACCGACCTGCTTCAAGCCGTCAGCGTCCTTGCCGGTGAACGGACACACGAACCAGTCCGGCACCAGCGGGGTGCCGTCCTTCTTTGTCAGCCAAATCCCCTTCTGGTCGGACTTGCGCTTGTAGTCGGGACCGTTCTTGTTGAACGTGGACTCGGGGTCCAACTTCTTCTTCCAGTTCGGAGGCCACCAGTCATTCTGATTTTCCATCAGATCCTTCCAAACATCTTGGAGAGATCCGCCGCCCGTACCCTTTGGGGCATAGGTCGGAGTCCCCGGTGGCGGTGGTGCCACGGCACCACTCTTTGAAGCCCCGGAAACACTTTTCTGAAGCATCCTGACTCCCTGTTCGTCAACCTCGTAGCCCACACCTAGGGCCTCGTAGTTGGCAATGTCCAGAGTCGTGCCCCACTGGGCGATGATGTCGGCCACGTTGTCTTGGCTTTCGTCACCGTTCAATGGGAGCGTGACCGAACACGACGCTTCCGCCGGCTCGTAGTCACCTGTCTGTATTACTTGACGGCGAAACACCGTCACTGTTGGTTGTGTTGCTTGTGTCACCTTGGGTCTACCTTTCTATTTGGTTCCAAGGGTCTGGTCCCGCAAACCGTCCACGACACGTTGACCATGCGCCACACCATTTCGGGGCGCAATGCCATCCTGCCATGTTCAACGGCCACACGGGAAGATCAGCCGCTATAAGGGTTCCGGCAGAGCGGGCGAGCGCAACCAAACTCGCCCACTCTGCCGGACCCGCCTCAACAAGGGTTCTGTGAACCTTTCCCTTGACGAGGTATACGAACTCAAAGCCGATGGGTTTGTTCAAGCCCATCTCTTTTTCGGTAGCCACCGCCCACGTGTACGCGGCGGCCTGAACCGACCATCGTTTCTTCTCCCAATCGTCGGACGGCTTACGCCCCGGATTCTTCCAGTCGATGATCGGAGCCGGAAACTTTTGGATACAGTCGATGGTTCCCCGTAGCCAAATTTGAGGATCGTGGTCAACTACGAGCGGCAGTTCAAAAGAATGTTCGACTGCTGTCGGAAGTAAAGAAGGTCGAACTTCGTTCCACCATGCTTCCGTATTTGCTGCAATAATTTCGATTGCTTCGGATTGTTTATGGTTCCATCTTTGGATTTGTGTCTGCTTGTCGTTCCATTCCCCGACCGCGATTTCTTGCTGTTCACGAATGGAAAACGGATCGCCGGTCGTCATGACTTCCAGTAGGCATTGTTCGATTCCGTAGTGGACGGCGGTGCCGATAGCCGTGTTGGTGGATTCTGTTGATTCGGCAATCCCCAGCATATTTTGGCGGGCACGCTCCGGGCACATCGCTAGTTCCGCCAGCCACGACTGGCGAAGAACGATCCGGTCTTTGGTCACAGAGCAGGAGTTTAACATGGTGGAATCTCGGGGTGGTGGATGGGCATAGCCGGTCCCACCCCCTTAAGGGGGGGTGGGACCGGACATGAGAGGCAGCACAGGGTTAGGAATCTTCGCCTTGGTCTTCTCCGCCTTGGATTACTTGAAGGCGTGGTCTTCCGTCGTCTCCGGTTTCTTCCTCTTCGTTTGCCTCGGGGCTTACTGATAGTAGGAGTTGCCCGAGATCATCCATGAGGGTGGCAGAAAGTTCTGTCAAATCATGGGCGAAGTCTCCGATTGTCGTGACGATTAATTGCATAACGCCCGCTAATCCTGAGATCGCATCGTCGATTGAGTACCCTTCTTTTTCGACGATGGACTCTACATATTTTAGCCTGTCTTCTAGGCTAGGACTTGGATTCTTTGGATCGCTCATACTCCTCTTCTCTCCATTTTTTTAGCGTCTGCATGGTGAACGTGTCGTGCATCATTTCGAGCCGGAAGCGAGGGGTGACCTTATTGTTTGGGTTCAGTCCTCGCTTTTCAGCCCGTTCTTCTACTTCGATCTGCTCCTTTTTTCGCTGCCTCACTCTGCGTTCACGTTCATATTTTGCATGGCCGTTTCGGCAGGTCACGCATTTGCAAAGCCCCCTTGCGTACGATTTCCAGCCGTGTTTCAGTTGCTTCTTGCTCATTTTTTTCCTTTCGGGAAGTCGGGGACCGCACCCGGAGGGAAGGTGCGGTCCCCGAGAGGCTGCCGTTTACCCTAGGCGGCGGATCGGCATTGAAGAGCGACAACGCTGTCGCTCATCGTGCGTGTCTCGATTTTCTTACCGTGCCTTTGGGCTGCCATGTACGCCATTGGCCGGAAGGAACTGATGGAGCAGTCGAAGTCCTCGCCTTTGGTGAGCAAGCGTGCCTGTCCATCCAGCCATTCGGCCCACGGGTATTTCTCCTCTTTTCCCTTTCGGGTTGCCGGTGGTAGTTGAGCGATAATAGTCGCCATTTTTTTCTCCTTGTTGCTTGTTATGCTCGCCGGTTGGCGAACGCTTCTTGAGCCCGTTCGTAGTCGGAGATGTATTGTCCTCCCGAACAGTCCCAAGTCTGGTTGTCATCCGATGCCATAGTCCATACTACATACGGATGCAGGTCATTGTGCGGCAAGTGCGCTAACACTGTGCCTATGTAATTGCGTAGCCCGTTGCCGCCGGGGCGCACGGACCACATCAGGGGTTCAGCCCCATTGTTGAGTGTAATCATTCGTTTTCCTCCTCGGGAAATAGCCGGTCCCAACACTCGGGACACAGCGTGTCCCCGGTGTTGCGCCAACCCATTATTGCTTCTCTTTCATCGGCAGAGTGGTTGGGAAAAAGTTCCTGTATGAGTCCCTGTCTTAGTTCATATTGCATCAGGGCTATGGAGTCCGCTTCTACACGAACATCGTCGTCGCATTTGCGACAAGGAACTTTCAGTGTTTGAACTACCATCAATTTTCCTCCTGTCTGGTTACGGGGTGGCCGCTATCTCGGCCCCGTCATCACTCCCGGAAAGCGTTGGCTGCTCGTGGGGGTCGATGAAAGGAACGAAAGCATCTTCCATGTTTTTCGCCATGTCCGTAAGGACCTTACTCATGCGATAAGTCAAGCCTTTCATCTGTACCTTAATTTCTTTCGCTATGGATTTTTGTAGCCAGTGGTAGTCGATGGCTACTGGTTCAACCTTGTCGGGTACCTTATGGAACTGTTCGCCATCCCAAGTCAATGCTTTCCGCACTGCTTGAATAAACGATTCCCCTACGTTGCATGGTCTCACCGATCTGTGGAAATCCCAAAGTAAAGTTTCTATCTCATCTGGAACGTCTAGTTGTCGTTCGGTTATCGTGTCATTAATCGCATCGTAGGTATGGTACTCGATGCTGTGCCAAGCCTCGTTTTGGATCTGATCCGATACCTGCTGGGCGATGGTGTCTTCGATGTTCAAAAATATGTCGGAGTAGTCCAGTTCTACTTGGCCGGTGGCTTCGTGGATAAAGATTTGGTGTTCGCTACTCATTATATTGTCTCCTTGTTGTTGTTTCTCACGTACAGCATTAACCGTATATGACCTTGCCGAACATGCCGACCTGTACCACGTGGTCAGCATCGTCAGCGTCGTAATCTGGAACCTTATCGACACCGCCAGCCGCAACACAGTTGCGGATGCGGTCCCGGTACTTCCCATGAAGGCTCAATTCCTCATCGCTCAGAGAAAGAATCAACCCAATGCCTTTCAGCATCGTTTCCCGGTCGATCATTTTCATCTCCCGCTCCAAGTGGGTGTCCTCCCATGTGTAACCCTTGGCGTAGAACCCGAAGAGGTTGTCGTTCTTGTGGTCGTCCATCCACCGGTAGGCACGCACATCAAACCAATAGTTGATGCCGCCTTCGATGGCTGTAACAAACAGGTCAAACGGCAAGTCATCCGGTATCTGTAGTTCAACAGTCACAGTGTTCACTGTTCAACCTCCTCAAATTCAAACTGAATGCTATCAAGTACCTC